GGGCGGCAAGCGGTTCAACGACACGCATGTGCCACACCACCATCGCCACGCTGTGCAGTGGGCCTTCTCTAAAATCACGATGGATGACCGCGACCTGCCGCGCAAGATGGCCAATGGCGACCGCGTGAAGGCATACTACACCTACGACTGCGCAAGCGGTGTGGTGATAGGCCGAGCATACAGCCGCGACAAGAACCGCGACCTGCTCATCGACTGTTTCAGGGACACGTTCCAATTCGTGCAGCAGTTCGCACCGGGCAAGGTGCCTGCGCAGGTGGAAGTGGAGCATCACTTGGTGAATGAGATGCGCGACCAGCTGGAGGAAGTGTTCCCATTGGTGCGCTGGTGCAACCCCGGCAACTCGCAGGAGAAAAGTGCGGAGCATTTCAACCGCTCGAAGAAATACGGTGTGGAACGCAAGAACCACCAAGGCGTTGGCAGATGGTGGGCACGTGCCCGTCAGCATCAGATGGATGAGATGCGCGAGAGTGATGGCTCCTATCGCACCAAGACCTATACGTTCGACCAACTGGTGGCCGAGGACATGGCCGACTGCGCTCAGTACAATGCCGAGCTGCATCCGAATCAGAAGAAATACCCCGGCATGAGCCGCCTCGATGTGCTCAAAGCATTCAAGAACCCTGAACTGACCGAGATAGACCGCCCGCTGCTGGTGCGCATGATAGGCGACCACACGCGCAGCAGCATCAATAGGAGTGACTACCTGACCGTTAAGCATGCCAAGTATCAACTGAGCGGACGCTTTGACGACCTCGCCAAGCTATCGGCCAATAAGAAGGTGGTGGATGCCTATCACCTTGCCGAGCCTGATGGCACCATTCGCGAGGTGCATGTGTTCCAAAATGGCCGCTTCATAGCCACTTGCCCACTTGTAGGCACCTACGGACGTGCCAATGTGGAATGGACGGACGCAGATCGCGACAACTACGCCTCACAATCGGAGCACGTGAGCAAGTGGAACGCGGAAATGAAAGCCATGAAGAAAGGTGTGGCGAAGGTGGGCGTGGTGAAGACCGCTACCATGCCAGCAGAGGCCATGCCCACCGTGCCAACCATCCAACAGGATGAGCAAGAATGGACAGACACAGACTACGACACTACGAATTACAGCCAACGCGCACTTGATACCCTCTAACACCTGAACACCATGAACACAGACCGGATAGTGACCGCCCTTATTGACCACCGCAGCAACTTCGGTGGCACAGACGCCAAACTGGCGACCAGCCTCGGCATCAATGCCGCGCAGCTCTCTCGCATACTGAAAGGCGACACCACGCAAGTGCTGAGCGAGCAGAAGTGGATAAGCATTGCCCGGTTGCTACAGATAGACCTGCGCACCGAGCGCGATTGGGTGACGGTGGCAACGCCTGTCTATCAGACTATCACCGCTCAGCTCGAAGTGTGCCAGCGGCAGGCCATCAGCGCGATGCTGGTGGACGCTGCCGACATCGGAAAGAGCTACACGGCCCGTCAGTATGCCAAAGCCAACAAGAACGTGGCCTACATAGACTGCTCGCAGGCCAAGAGTCGGACGCTGATGCTGCGGGCCATTGCCAAGGCGTTCGGAGTGGAGCACAGCGGTAGGATAGACAAGGTCTATGCTGATGTGACCTACTACCTGCGCGTCATCAAGAACCCGCTCATCATACTGGACGAAGCAGGCGACCTGAGCTATGAGGCGTTCCTCGAACTGAAAGCCCTGTGGAACGCCACAGAGAGGGCCTGTGGGTGGTATATGATGGGCGCAGACGGACTGAAAGCAAAGGTGGAACGCGCCCTCGGCCATCAGAAGGTCGGATATGCCGAACTGTTCAGCCGCTATGGAGCACGCTACCAGCGCATCACGCCCGCCACAGCTTCTGAACGCCTCGAAATGATGCAGCATCAGGCCGCTGCCATCATCAAGGCCAACGCACCCGACAGGAAGGACATCCAGCAACTGGTGAAAAAGACCGAAGGAAGCCTCCGCAGGGTTTACATCGAACTAACGAAAGCCGCTTAAACAGCCTTGAAAGCGGGATTAAATGACACTAAGACGTGCTCTCACAGTCAGTAATATCATGAACAAGAAACGCGACATCCTTCCCTTCGATGGCCAATGGCTAAAGGGCATCGGGTGCCCTGAGCTGAAGGGCGTGTGGTTCTTTCATGGTGACAGTGGCAACGGAAAGACCACGTTCGTCTTTCAGCTCTGCAAGTATCTGTGCCAGTTCGTCAAGGTGGGCTACAACAGCATTGAGGAAGGCGACAGCCTGAGCATCCGCAAGGTGATGGAGCGCGTGGGCATGAAGGACGTGGAGCGCAGTTTCCAGTTCTATGACCAGGACTCGATCGAGGACACCAAGGAACGCCTTCGCAAGCGCGGTGCGCCACAGGTTATCGTGTTGGACAGTTGGCAGTACTGCGAGATGCGTGTGATCGAGCTGAAGCAAATGGAACGGGAGTTTCCGGACACGCTGTTCATCATCATCGGCCACACGGAAAACAACAAGCCGATGGGCAGCGGTCTGTCTGTGTTCTACCATGCGAGCGTGAAGGGTAAGATAACGGGCTACAAGGCATTCATCGTTTCGCGCTACCTGAGCGGTGGCGCAGGTGAGCCAGTAGTGATATGGGAGGAAGGGGCAAGCAAATACTGGGCAGTATGAAACACGTGACCAGCGGAGACGTGAATTTGAAGGCAACGGTGCATTTCATGTACGGCAGTGCCACACGTGCCATCTGTGGGGCCATCATGCCGGCCATCAGCTACTACACCACTGTGCGGGTGGACTGCGAGAAGTGCATCCGAATGGTAGAGCAATGCAAGACAGTGAAGGAATCCGAATACATCAAACCATGACCACCACCGACCCAAAAGCCCGCAGGAGATACTACCTGCACTCAAAAATTAAAAGGTTCTGCGAAGTGCCTGCACTTCGCAGAACGTGCCTTATACACCCTGAACGCGAGAGCATTCTGTCCGCGAAGGAAAGGGAGTGGGTGAATGCACTACGGGCTATTGGTTACAGCTTTCAATACACCATGATCACTAAGGACTGACCACCATGACCACCACCACCCCAACCCTCCGCACCATTCTCGGAATAGACGAATCCGACCACAACAACCTCATCATCGATGCGGGTGTGGACTACTTAGGCCGTCAATGCGCCTGGTCGCAACGTGGCCGCGAAAGGCTGTTCAAGAGCCGCGCTTTCTGGAAGTGGTGGTGGCGCAATTGGCTGGCCGTGGATGCCGCACTTGAGCAGCATGAGCTGAGCCGCCTCGCAGTGAATGAATATCTGCGTGCGCACACTATGGCCCATGCCTTCCAACTGCCACACACGATGTGGAAGTACATCGAGGTCAGCATGGTGGGCCATCAGGTGACCGTGGTGCAGAAACGCTATAAAAAGGCAGCATGACCATCAAACTCACACACCATCAGCACCATGCTGTCACTATCCGCTTGAAGGAGGTGACCGATGGCCTGACAGAAAAGAAACGGCCCCTTCAGCTGCTGAGGGCTACGCTGAAAGAGATAAGTCTCAAGATGCGCAAACAGCAGCTCGACCCGAAGGCATCCTACGGCCTCAAGCTGTCGGAAGCGCAGATGGTTGCCCTGCAATGGTTCTGTCAGGACTACATGGCCAACTGTGGCAATACGTATGATGAGGTCACAGCAGGGCTGATAATGAACACGACACACAGACTACTATCATGAGCTACGAAAAGAAAGAGCGGGTGTACACCCGCGAGGGTCACAAAGAGGAACTGCGCGGTGTGCTCGGCCTGCTCAACGAGCGGAGAGATAGCCTTAGCCGACAACTGGAGCAATGCACAGCCGCAGAGCTGCTGCCACTGTGGCGCGCCTATCAGCTGGTCAGCAGCCGAATTGAGACCGCCACCATCGTGACGGGCAACCTGCGGAGTGGACAACCGAGCCACGGGTATTCCATTGGCGAGGCATGGACTTCGGAGGAAGCAAGCGGAGGGTATCACGTCACTAATCGCCACTAAGCCATGAGAAACCATGCTATCGATAACAATGAAGCTCTTGGAGCAAAGGCTCCGGGAAGTGGACAGGGAGATACTGCGTGTGATGGAGATACCCTACAAGGGACAGCACACGGTCTATCGCAGACGGGAAGTGGACAAACTACGGGCCTACCGCAGGCAGGTGGTGCAGGAAATGGAAACGATAGAGCAGATGTGAGCTGCAAGAAATGCGGAGCTGTAGATGATGTGATCTCTGACGTTGAAGGATATGAGGGCCTGTGCATGATCTGCGAGGCAAATCAGATGCTATTGGACTACGAGGTGCTCACCGAGGCCGAACTGGTCACTTACAACGAACGGACAGAACAGGATCTGGACTTTGATGAATTCTGTGAGGATTGCGCTGAGGGCAACGTTCACAGACAAGACCTGAAAGACCTGCCGGAGCTTACCGACATATTGGACTGTCACATAATCCTTGACGCTCAACGACAGGCAGAGATAGAGATGAGTGACGACCTGCCTTTTTGAACCTTAAACCTTAACCAAAACCAATCAAACCAATCAAACCAATCAACATGATACAGACAAGCAAAGACCAACTGTGGGCAGATGAGGCAGGCACGCTCATCCCATTCAACAGGACAACGCCCTACGAGCGCATGACCGAGCGCAATGCCGCCAAGCTCGCCAAAGAGGCGAAGGCCATCAACGCTAAGCTGACAGCCTACAAGACCACGATGCGCGAGCTGTGCAACGAGGTGTATGACACCTTCATGGCCGAGAAGAAGGTGGGCAAGGTGATGAAGGGCAACTTCACGTGGTTCAACTTCGACCGCAGCATCAAGATAGAGGTCAGCATCAGCGACCGCATTGAGTTCGATTCGTTGCACGTGACAGCTGCAAAGGAGAAGTTCGATGCCTTCCTCGACAGGAACGTGAGCGCGACCGATGAGGCCATCAGAGCCATGATCATGGATGCGTTTCAGACCAGTGGCGGCAAGCTCGACACCAAGCGTGTGCTCGGACTGCTGCGCTACCGTAGCAAGATCAAGGACGAACTGTTCGGAGAGGCGTGCGCCATTCTCGAAAGCGGCATCCGCAGACCTGACAGCACCAAGTACTTCCGCGTGTGGCAACGCACTGGTGTCGATGGTGAATACGAACTCATTGACCTGAATTTTTCATCTATCTGAACACTAACCCGGATGGTGCAGTGTATCTGCGCCATCCACAAAACCACCACCATGAAAACACCTACCATCACAATCCCACAGGCCGAGGCCGAAACGCTCTACAAGTTGCTTGGGCAGCAGCTCAACCCTCAGCCCGAACCGCCCACAAAATGGGAGGACATTCTCACGTTTGAGACGGCCTGTCTGGTCGTTCCCCCAACAGAGGATCAACTGGCTTTGCTTGCCTACAGTGGCACGGATAAGCACATGCGTGCTTGCGTGGCAGTTCTGAAGCTCACCATTGTTAGCGCAGCCATGAATAAGCTGGCCAACAGTGGCATCGAGTGGAACCCTGACTGGAGCAATGGCAGCGAGTATAAGTATTACGCCTACCTCAAGTTTGTGGCGGGGTCGGGTTTCTCGGGCTACGTCTGCGTTTTCGCTTACGCGTTTACGTGTCCCGGCTCGCGCCTTTGCTTCCGCTCTGGCGACATGGCCCGCCACGCGGCTACTCACTTCGCAGACCTCTACAACGATTTTTTCAACCTGTAATTCTAACCATCAAAACCATCACCAATGAAAACCACCACAATTCCCACACAATGGCAGGACGTCAAAACCTTTGATGACGCCTGTAAGGTCGTTCCGCTCAACGACAGTCAGAACGCCCTGCTCGCTCTCAGCAGCGATGACAAGGATGTCCGAGCCGCTCAGGCGGTGATGAAGCTCACCATCGTTAGCCGGGCGATGAACAAGCTGGACAATAAAGGCACTGAGTGGAATCCTGACTGGACCAACTGGGACGAACGGAAGTACTTCCCTTGGCTCAAGTTTGTGGCGGGGTCGGGTTTCTCGTACTACGACTTCGTTTACGTTAACGCGTATTCGACTGTCGGCTCGCGCCTTTGCTTCCGCTCTGGCGACATGGCCCGTCACGCGGCTACTCACTTCGCAGACCTCTACAACGATTTTTTCACGCTTTAATTCTAACCATCAAAACCATCACCATGAACACCATCAAAACCCTTGAAGATGCCTGCACGGCATTAGGAACCACAGTAGAGGAACAATTCCCCGCTGAAGCATTGCAACACCTCACCGATGATGAGAAAGCCTATCGTGAGCTGAAGCTCATAGCGAAGGCGCTCAACCTGTCGGAGGACGGGAAGGCTTGGGAACCGGACTGGAGTGATAGCAGCGAATGGAAGTACTTCCCATGGATGCGCGTTGATACCTCCGATGGTAACAAGGCGGGGTCGGGTTTCTCGTACTACGACTGCGATCTCGATTACTCGGATACGTTTGTCGGCTCGCACCTTTGCTTCCGTTCGGAAGAACTGGCAATGTATGCAGGTCGCCAATTCGCTGACGTGTACAAACGCTTTTGGCTGATAGGCCAATAGGGCACTACGGTCGTGTGCTGCGAGGGCTGGAGTCGTTTCCGGTAGCGGGGTCGGGTTTCTCGAACTACGACTACGATAACGATAACACGAATACGAATGTCAGCTCGCACCTATGCAATTGAACTATGCAGCACAGACCCTGCCTCTTGGCAAAAAATCACCAAAATCAAGTGGGCTTTGGTACTACCAAGGAAGAAGACCACAGAGAAGCAAAGCAATGAAACGGATAGGCAAAGTGTATGAGGAACTGATCAGCGTAGATAACCTCTACGCTGCCGATGGTGTCGCTCAGCGGGGCAAGGCGAAGCAGTCTGCCGTTGTTGCCCACATCGCCCAACAGGATGCCAATATATGGGAGCTGCACAAGATGCTCCGCGACAAGACCTTCCGCACTTCGCCCTATACGGTGTTCAAAGTGTGGGAACCGAAGGAGCGGGAAGTGTTCCGGTTGCCATACTTCCCTGACAGGATAGTTCACCACGCCATCATGCGGGTGCTGGAGCCGATGTTCGTTGCCACGTTCACAGCAGACACCTACAGCTGCATCAAGGGCAAAGGCATACATGCGGCATCTTACGCAGTGCGAAAGGCTCTGCGGAATGTGCCCGAAACTCAGTACTGCCTGAAGCTCGATATAAAGAAGTTCTACCCCAACGTTGACCACGATGTGCTCAAGCAACTGCTCCGGAGGAAGATCAAGGACAACGACCTGCTGTGGCTGTTGGATGAGATAATCGACAGCGCGCCCGGCCTGCCCATCGGCAACTACCTAAGCCAATACTTCGCGAATTTCTATCTCTCCTATTTCGACCACTGGATGAAGGAGGTCAAGGGAGTGAAACACTACTTCCGCTATGCCGATGACCTTGTGATTCTGGCCCCTGATAAGCCCTATCTCCATTCGTTGCTCACCGAGATAAGCCGATACCTGTCCGAGCAGCTCAAGCTCACTGTGAAGCAGAACTATCAGGTGTTCCCAGTTGCCGACCGAGGCATTGACTTCGTGGGGTATGTGCATTATCACACCCACACACGTCCAAAGGAGGCTTTCCCGTTCACCACCACAATCGTTGAAGAGAACGATAGATTTTCTTTCACATAGAGCCATGCCCGCCAGCAAGAACGCATTCGCCCGTTATATCCTTATTGTCCGCAGGCTCAAGCGCGGCAATTTCAACCATCCCGTATCGATAGACAGGATAATGGATGATGTCCGTGAAGAGACCGGGTATGAGGTCAGCCATAGCACTATTGAAAAGGACATCGCGGCACTTCGGCATGACAGCGTACTGGCCATACACGCGCCAATCATCAACGTGAACGGGTATGGCAAAGGCAAGAGCGGATATTACATAGAGGCGGATTGGCTACTGTCAAAGCGCATTCACGAAGTATTCAGAGTCTGACCATGAAACCTACCGCCATAAAACTTGATGCCGCCACACTGCCGAAGGACGGGCAGTGTGTCCGTTGGCAGTGTGTGGGTGAAGAATCGAACGGCCACTGGTGGGAAGGTAGGTACATCGGAGGCTCGGCCACGTTCATGGTGGGCTTCACCAGCTCACCAACCACATGGCACTCGGCCTATGATGTCGTTCACTGGTCTCCTATTGATAACCCATTACAGATAGTATCATGACCCGCTACATCCTCACATCCACCATCACAGGCAACACGCTCGACCTGACGTACAACCACCTCGGCCAACTTTGGGAGGTGCGCCTCGATGGCGAGTTTGACATGGAAGCCCACACCAAGGCATTCACCCACATGCCGCTGACGTTGGAGAAGTACAAGAGCATCAGCTGGAAGAACACACTCATCCAAGAGGTGCCCACAGACCTGTCGTTCGATAAGTTCTGGGAGACCTACAAAGTGAAGGTGGGCAGGGTCACAGCTCAGAACTTTTGGGAGAAGCTGCCCGATGCCGACAGGATGGCCGTGCTGGTGTCCATCCCCAAGTATGACAAGTGGCTGCTAACAAAGCAGGGCCGCGAAAAGAAAGATCCTGCCACCTACATCAACCCCAAGAAACGCAACTGGGAGGACGACTTCACCATCACCAAAGCAGCTATACGATGAACCGACCCGCCACCATGCGCCAGCTCCATGCCGCTCTCGCCCATCGCGGGCTGATGGACGACAAGAAAGCCATCATCGCGCAGTTCACCAACGACCGCACCGAGAGCGCAAGCGAGCTCACCGACCGCGAGCTGACCGAGTTGGTGCATCAGATGAATGCTACGCCCACCATCATCTGCACCACCAAGAAAAAGCCGACCCACGAAGACCGACAGCGCGAGCGCATGATACGCTCGCTCTACGGCCATGCCCGGCAGCTCGGTTGGTTCGCACCAGACTCTAAAGGAGGTGTGAAGGTGGATGCGGTTCGCCTCAACTCCTGGTGCGAGAAACACACGCCC